TGCTTTATTAGTTATTATCTTTACAGATATATCTAGTGAACAGGCGTTAGACTATGTTCAATCCACGCTTGACTTTCTTCAAGGATTAGTATATGATATGAAAGAGAGTGATAAATTATGATAAAACTTAAAACATTAACTGCTGTCTTAGCTGTTGCAAGTTTAACTGCTTGCTCTTCTATGAACAGTACATATAAAATCAAATCAGAAAAAGGTGATGTTGTTGATAAAGTGCCTGCTTGGTATATGGCAGACATCAATGAATCGAAAGCTTGTAATACTTCAATCTTTACAAGTGAAGATAATGATAAACAATGTATCTATGGTGTAGCTACGGCTGTATCTCCTGATTTACAATTATCTATTGAGAAAGCTAAAATGATGGCTAAGTCAGAATTGGCAGACATTATTAAAGGCGAGATGAATAAAGAATCAAAACAATTCATCACTGAATTAGGTAAAACAGAAACTAAATCAATTGTGACCGAAGTTGAAAGTGCTATAGTAAATAAAATTACTTCTACAAAAGTTAGAGGTTATGAAATATTTGCACAAGATGTAACACTTACAAAAAATGGTTATTACAGAACTTGGATAGGTATGAGATTGCCTTTAGGCAAATTCAATAAGATGTACAATTACACTATTGAAGAGGCCGTTGATGCATACAATTTAAATGATGCAAGTAAAAAGGCTTGGGATAACCTAAAAAAATCAGATGACGATAGTAGTTTACAGTAAAAACAATTGTGTCTATTGCAACAAGGCAAAGGCCTTACTGAAAGGCCTTGGCCAAGAGTTTACTGAAAAGAAAATGGAAGATTTTGAGTCAGTAGATGTTATGTTAGAAGATATTGGTAAGAAAGTTAGAACAATGCCACAAATAAAAATTGATGGTGAACTAATTGGTGGTTATAATCAACTAGTTGAATATTTTACTGATAAAGGTAAAGTTAACTTTAAAGGTGAGATTGTATAGTGTCAGATGATAAGATTATTGTATTTCCTACAAACAGAATACAACACAAAGAAAATACAGGCAAGGTATTAGATGATAAACAACATCAAAAACTTGTTGAGGCACAGACAAAAGAATTTGTTGAAGGTAATGTTGACGATATTGCCTACACATTACTAGATAAATTTGTAGCTATGGGAATAAAAACAGACCATGTGAACTTTACTGCTGACTTAGCATTAGTCATTGACTCAATTAGAGGTTTGATTTATAGAGATTTTAATAAATCACACCCAGCTCAAAGACTTGCAGATAAAATGGTAACAGTTAATAATAAGAATGGTCAAAAGATAGCAAGATTAAATTATAGTGAAGTATTAGGTATTACACACAAAGAACATAAACCAATACCTAAGACTATACAAGATGAAATTAAAGATATGTCAGATATGGGTGGTATAGAATTTGTACCAGACTTTGACCCCGAAAATGACAATAAATGAATTCAGATATGCAAACTACAAATGTACGCTTTGCCTATCGAATAGTGGCGACTTAACGCAAAAGTGAAAGGAGAAACAATTATGTTTCAATATATTATGAACAAGCTAACATCTAAAGGAGAAACTGATATGGCTAGAACTAAAACTTCAAAAACAGATAAGGTAAGAAACCTTTTCGCAACAGGACAATCTGTAACTTGGAAAACTCTAAGGAACAAATTTGACCTAACTTCACCTGCTTCAATGGTAGGTAAGTTAAGAAATGAAGGTTTGATGATTTATGAAAATAGAACATCTGCTGGAGTTTCATATAGAGTAGGTACACCTAGCAAAGCGGTAATCGCTGCTGGTCAAGCCGCTTTATTTGGTAAACAAGGTTACGCTCAAACAGCGTAGTTTAACTAATGGTGGTGGCCGAGTAATCGGCCGCCATTTTTAAATGTATATGACAGAATTTAAAAACGGTATTTTTAACTTATTAAAAAGACTTGGTTCAACAAGTTTAGGTAGAGCTACTGTTTACACTATTGGTCACATAGTAATTGCAATGACTTGTAACAGATTAATAACAGGTGCAGAATGGTCATTAGCAGGAGTTGATGCAATAGTAGAACCTATAATTAATGGTGGGTGGTATTACCTACTAGACAAAATGTGGACAAAAAAATGGCAAAGTATTATAAAATTTCACCAAAGTTTAAAAAATCAATTTATGAATATCAAACATTTAGAGATGAAGAAAAAGGTGTTTCTTGTGAAACTGAGGAAATGTACCGTTGGGGTCATTGTATTTTAAAAGTTGATAATGATGAAGAACTAACAGACATTATAGGTGATAAAGATGATGCCTATAATGAATTTGAATTTGACCATACAATGGTTGAAGACCAAGAGGTGGATGACCAGTGTTCTTTTTATTTTAATGATGTAAAAGGAATGAGTGTTGAAGAATTAGAAGAAAAATATGATGAAGATGGCCACGATTATATACTAGATACTTTTGGTGAACCACACGATTTTTATACCGTGTACCACGGTGAACTTGAAGTAAAAGATGTTACAGATGAGTACACTAAATAAACACGAAAGATTGGTTATTACATTGGCAGAAAATAATAAAGATAAAAAGATGACAAGAAAAGTTGATACCTATGAGTATCAATCTTTAGCTGATTGTATTAGAAGTGACCAAGTACCAGCTAATGAAATCGCAGAACTATTTACAGACAAGGCCTTTTACAATTGGTATTCTGCTAAATACTTTACGCATAAATAGGAATATGAATTGAAGGAGAAATTATGGTAACACAAAACCCAAATTTAATTAGTAAACAAGCAATGCAAGCCACATCTAGTACAGATGGTTCAGGTGTTGTATTAATGTCTGAAGTTTTAACAAAAGTTAATAACGCAAAAGACAAACCAAAAAAGATTCAAGTATTAAGAGATTACGACAATCAACCTTTACGACAAGTATTGAAAGGTGCATTTGACCCAAAAATTGAGTGGGACTTACCAGCAGGTGACCCACCATATATTGCAAATGAGGCACCGATTGGTACTGAACACGGTTTACTTAGAAATGAAGCTAAGAGATTATGGTACTTTGTAAAAGGTGCAAATAATGAACTTACTAAGACACAAAAGGAAACTATGTTTATTCAGATGTTAGAAGGATTACATAAAGATGAGGCAAAACTTCTTTTAGGTATGAAATCTAAATCATTGAATAAGATGTACAAAGGTTTAACCGAATCAGTTGTTAGAGAAGCGTTTGGTTGGAATGCCGACTTTGTAAAACCAGAACAAAACTAGAACATATAGCTGGTCAATACTGTCGCAGCCATCAAAAATCGCATAAAATAACAGCTTTTTTTTAAAAAAAGTGCTTGACTAATATACAGGATAGTGTATATTGGACACATAATATAAATAATTGAGAAAGGATATTATGAAAAAATTTATTATGACGGTTTTGATTGTGAATGGCCTGCTGTGGTTTGGCCTTTCTAGTCTAGCCAAAGCGAATGATTACAATACGGCTGTTTTAGGTCATGTGGTATCAGAAACTATTAAAGGTACAGACATAGACCATACTGCTTTACTTGAAGCAGAAATGAGCAAAATTGCTCATCAATTTGCATTACAAATGACCTTTGTTATGCAGAAACATTTACCTCAAATCCTTGAAGGTTTAGCCGCTGACATTAGATTACAAGCAGATAAAGAATACAAATGTTCTTTAATGGAGGACACAACTTATAAGTGTGAGTAAAATTTATGGCTAAACTCAAATCAAAAAAATTTAAAGATGATGTACCTGAGATACCATTTCATTATGATTTCTATTTGGTATATTGGGAGGATATTCAATCAGATGCTGGTTGGAAAACTATAAAAGATATTGAAAGAATGAAACCTGCTATATGTGTATCAACTGGTTGGTTGGTAAAACAAGATAAAAAGGTTCATATTTT